TTGCGCACTAATGACATCACACTGAACAATGCACCGAAAATTCTTGGAAAACCGCCAAAAATCAAATACCCCGAGATTCAGATATTGACACGCGACGAGATTGAACGCTTGTACTCAGTGCTGGCCGATGTGTACGGCCATTCACAGAATTATGAACGCAATGTACTGATTTTCGAGACTTTTTTGTATTCTGGTATTCGCCATAAAGAATTGCTCGACTTGCAGAAAGTCGATATTTACCCGAATTTTATTCATGTACGCGACGGGAAGGGTGGCAAGGCTCGGCGTGTTGGTGTGCCGGAATTTCTCGCCACCAAATTGCTGCAATTCACGAAACATCTTCGCAACAATGATTTCGTTTTTACGGGTGGAAGTTCTGCCGTTCGCGGGACAACTCGCCTTGTTTCCGCGATATTCAAGCGGTTATCTGAGCGCTCGGGAATCAAACTTTTTCCGCACAAACTGCGTCATACTTACGCAACGCAGTGTCTTGCGGCTGGGATTGATATTCATGTATTGCAGCGCCAGCTGGGGCATGAAGATATCAAGATGACAATTCGATATGTACATATTGCTGATTCTATACGCTTCGAAAAGATTCAAAAATTTGTTCATTATCGTTTCCGCGAGCCGAATTTTTTCAGAAAATCTGTGAAAATATCAGAAGTGATTCGAGCATTCGACGCGCTAGATCTTGATTTTACGCCACGCTTGAACGATGATGAGCCAAGCGAACCAGAAAAAGGAAAAAAAGTGAAATAAAAACTTGCTTTTTACACAATTTTATATATAAAAATTTAAATTATTTTTTCTAACTTTTAAGAAAATGACTGAACTTGAAAACAAAGGCAATGTTTCTGAGGAAGTGAAAGAAAACACAGAAAATAACGAACCAAAACCAAAATCAAAGTGAAAATTCCTCTTGAAAATGTTATGAATCGGCTTGCTTTGCTATGTGACCGTAGGACTTATATGGAACGCGATAGATCCTGAATGATGGAAAGATTTTGTGAATTCATCAAAATCAAGTAGCAGTACAAATTCAGGGCCACAAGCATATTTTGAAAAAAATTCTGGAGTTGCTCAAAGAATGTGTAAAGACTCTATCAAAAATAAATTAAAATCTCCATCAAGCGCAAATTTTTCAAATTTGTCAGCAATTTATGTTGGAAAATTGGACAATGGAGATGTGCGCGGTGTAGTATCTGGATCAGTCGAAGCATCAAATAGTTTCGGTGCTAAAACCAAACAGCATATTGTTTGTAGATTCAATTGGGATGGAAAAACCTTCAATCTTGTAGAATCCGAAATACAATAATTTTATATTAGCAGAATTTACAAAACAGTATTATCATCCACCACAAGAACAATAAAAAATTATACTTTAATAAATTACATATGATTTTACAAAAAGATGAAAAAATTATATACGAAACTACTGGGCAAGTATCGTGGGGATTTGTGATTTTTTGACTCTTAACTTTGATTTTTATCTTCGGATTTGTCCTTATTCTGATTGGGATTTTCATGGCTTTTAGCAAATTTTATGTAACAAATAAGCGAGTTATTTTTGAAGCTGCTTCCAATCAAGATGAAATTTATTTGAATCAAATTGAGAGCATACAATTTTTAAATGGAACTATAACGATAGTCGGAACTGGATGAAAAAAACATAAATTCCAGTCGGTTAAAAATGCAAAAGAATTTGCACAAGTAGTTTCAGAAAATATACGAAAATAAAAAACCTCCCAATCGGGAGATTTTTATTATGAATTTTTCATAAAATAAAACCCCCTTTCATCGAAGGGGGTTTTATTCTTTAATTTTTTATATATGAAGACACTTCCATTTTAGGATTTTTTTTGAAAAAAGCAAATTTTTTTATTTCATTCAGTAGAAATGAGGTAAACGCCCTATTGATTTTTGAAAATCCATTTATTATAGAGACGCTTTTTTTAAAGCGTTTTATTCTTTAATTTTTTTTATATATGACAAACAAAAAAGTTGTCTATAAATTGGAGGCCGATATTTCGAGCGCCAAGAAAAATCTTGCTGATATCAAGCGGCAAACTGATGAAACGGCAAAAAGCCGAAAAATTCAAATCACATTGGACCATGCGGACGCTGAAAAAAAGTTGATTCGCCTGCAATCCGATTTGGAAACTGTCAAAAAAACAGGGGATATAAAAGCGACACTCAAAATTCGCGACAATATCAAGGAAGTTCAAGAAAAAATCAAAGCTCTCAAAAAAGAAGCTCAATCAATAAAAATTGAAGATTCTGCCTTGCGTGGAGCTTCTGCGGCGGGATTTGGGGCTATTATTGATGTTGCAAGTCGTCTTAAAGAAAAAACCTCAGATTGGGTAGCCTCTCTCTTTAATGCTGCCGATTCGGTCGAAAAAATTAGAATTTCGCTCGGCACTATGCTTGGGGACCAAGCCAAAGGAACTGCCCTTTTTAAAGAATTGCAAAAATTTGCAAAAGAAACCCCATTCGATACAGAATGAGTTGCCAAATCTGCGCAAATGATGATTGCCATGTGATTTGAGGCAAAATCCATTATCCCAACAATGACAACCCTCGGGAATACAGTTGCTGCGGTTGGTGGAAATTCTGAAACACTCAATAATATCGCGCGTGCGCTCGGTCAAATCCAAACGAAATGAAAGCTCTCCGCGGAAGAAATGAATCAGCTTGCTGAAAACGGAGTCGGCGCGTGGGACATTCTCTCAAAGCAAATGTGAAAGAGCAAGGCCGAGCTGATGGACCTTTCGAGTAGTGGAAAATTACTTGCTGACGATGTATTACCGAAACTCATGCAAGGGCTTGACGAGGCTTTCGGTGGCGGCATGGACAAACTTTCAAATACTGCGGGCGGAAAATTTAATGAACTCAAAGAAACTCTCCAAGAATTGAAAGTGTCTCTTGGAGAATCTATTTTGCCAATTATCAAAAAAGTGGTAGAAGCATTTTTATCAATGGTTTCGCCTCTCACAAAATTTATTTCAGAAAATAAAGCACTTTCTGCGACTATTGGCTTTGTAGTGGTAGCAATTGGATGATTTATTGCTATTTTATGAGGTCTTGCTACTGTCATGGGCGTGGTATCACTTGCAACAACGGCACTCGGTACGGTAATTACAAGCTGGTTGGGTCCGATTTCTTTGGCTGTCTGAGCCATTACCCTTATTGGTGGGGCTGTATATGGATACACACAACAAGTTGAGGAAACCAAACGAAAACAAGAAGAGGCAGCATATCAAGCGATGGATTATGCCGAAAAAATCGAATATCTCAAACAAAAACAAGACGAACTGAATAAAGCAAAAGAGGCTTGAAAAATTTCTGAAGAAGAATACAAACAAAAATTAGCTGAAACCACCAAAAAAATTGAAGAAGAAAAAAGAATGCTAGAATTAGCGAAAGATGCTCAAAATGGATTCCGAGAAATGAAAGAGCGAATTATTGCTCTCAAAAATAAGGGAGATATTGAGGGGCTAAAAAAAGAAATGGCGTCAGTAAACGCCCTGATTGCCCACTATAAAGCCCTCATTCAAGCAAAACAAATTGCTATGAATGCTCAACTTTCAGGGCTTCAACGCCAGAAAGAAGCAAATATTGAAGCTGCAAACAATAAAACTCTTCCTTCTGGGAATAATTTTACTGGGGGAGGTTCCCTTATGCCTAATTCACAAGAACTCAAAGCGAATCAGATTGCTTTTGAGCAAGCACAAAAACAAAATAAAGAAATTCAAGATCGTTGGGAAAAGGAACATGGTGCAAAAATGAAAGCCATGCAAGACGAAGTCAAGATTTATAAAGAAGCTATCACAGAATTGGAACAAATTGGAAATGGCCTTTCTAATACTATACAAAGCGCACAAAGTGCATGAGGTGGTGGAACAGGCAAAAAATCCTGAGGCGGTGGCGGCAAATCCAAAAAAGAAACCGAAGCCGAAAAACAAGCCAAAGAAAAACTCAAAAACGCTGTCAAGGCGCTAGAAAACCAAGAAAAAGCCCTCTTAAAAGTCATGGATCAACAACGCAAAAAACGTGAAAAAATGACCGAGGCAGAACGCAAATGGGCGGAAACAGTCAAACAAGAGCATGAAAAAGTGCAGTCTGCGATCAAAAAACTCGAAGAGCAGTACTACAAGACAATTGCCAAACTGAACGAGGATCATGAAAAAAAGCAAAAAGACACCATCCGCGACGCGTACAAAAAACTTCTGGACGAAAAAGAAGAGCTGGAAAAATCCATCAAGGAAGACGAGTACCAGATATTCAAGGGTGATGGTTACGAGGAATCCAAGGATGAAAAAAAGCTCAAAAAAGTCAAAGAACAAATCGCCAAACTCACTGAAAAATTCAAGGATTACAAAACTACCATTGATGAGGTGGACAACCGCTTCAAGGTGGACAAGGACGAGCGCGAATATTATGACTTCTTGCAAGAAATCAACGCCGAAGAAGAGAAACACGCGCTCGCCCTCATGAAAGCCTCGCAAGAAATGATAAAAAAACGCGAGGAAGTTATGGAACGCGAGAAAGTTTTGAATTTTTTCGAGGCGGGCAAAGATATGCGCGGAGCCATGTTCGATAGTCACTTGGAGATTTTCCGCCGAGGCCTTACAACCGACGACGCCAAAAGCCTTGTCGATAAGCTCGCACAGGAGCGAAAAAATATCACGATTATTCGCGATGAAAAAATTGCCGCTGAAACTTATGTCGGAAACGAAGTCGGACGCTTGCAGCAGGCGCTTCACGATAATCAGATGGCGATGATTGCTGCACAAAAATCAGAATACAACAGCCTCATCGAGAAGATTAACGAAGCTATCAGGGCGGCTCGAGCCCTCGCAGCGGCGAGCCGTGGCGGCGGACGCGGATTCGCAACGGGCGGGTACACGGGCGACGGAGGAGTATTTGAGCCGGCTGGTATTGTCCATAAGGGCGAATATGTCATCCCGCAGCATGTACTGGGTGCGATGAATCGCATTATGCCAACTGTCTTGCCGGCATTGGAAAAAATGCGAACAGCGAATCAGATGAATACTACTCATATCACTCACCGCAACAAGAGTGTCAATATCAACGGACCGATTCAGATTCGCGACGATGTCGATTTTCGTCAGATGCTCTCACGAGTTCAGTGGGAAATGTAATTTTTTCAAATTTTTTCCAAAAAAAAGAAAAAATCGCCACAAACGCCCTCATAATTTTTTAAAATCCCCACATAATAGAGGGGATTTTTAATTTTTCAAAAAAATGGCACAAATCACAAGTCTCCTAAACGGAGAAAATATCAATCAAGATCATCAGATTACAGCGCTTGCTCGCGCGACCATCACGCCGGGGGTTATCTCTGGGCTCGAAGTAAAGAATGGCAAGGTACTTCCAGGCGAAGCGTTCGTCCTCTGCACTCGCTCGAACGGCGAGAAAATCATGGTACATTTCCAGAATACAACAGAACTCGTTATCGATACGACCGGAACAACGCAAATTATCGTGGAAATTGCGCAGGAAAACCTCGACAACGGCGCACTGAACGCCGAAGATGGCTCGAATATCGGGCAAATCAAGCGCGTTTCAACGCTTCCAACCGGTAATTGTATCACACTTGCTTCTGTCACGAACGGCACGATTACCGACCGACGCGACAAAATTGAGCAAAAAGAAGCCCCGATACAGCACAAAGAATATACGCTCAAAGGCACAGGCGCGCAGGCTTGGACGAAGCTCGGAACATTCGAAGGTGGCGAAGGAAGCCGTATCAATTTCCGCTTTTTGGGTGGTGCGGGGTTCGGTGCGAACGACGCCAACGCAGGCGGTGTAGTGATGGAAGCGATATTGACTATCGGGAACGGACAACATACACGCAACTTTTCGTGATTTTTCACGAAAATTTTCGGCGGTTCGAATATCTTCACGGAATTGCGTGTATTCCGCAATTCAGTCAATTCGTGGGATATTGCCGTATTGCACGAATCCTTCGCACATAAGACAATTGTGCAGGTTGCACACTCAGGAGAGCGCTTCATACCGAACTTCCAAAATCAAATCAACACGCCGAATCCGTCAGGCGATACTATCTACAACATTACGGAATACAAAGGCAATGCAATGGACATAGGCGGATTACAGGAAATCACAGAACCGACGAATATATATGATTTTTTCCCATTCAAAGAGTACGCAGGAGGAAATAAAAAAGTTACGCTGGAAAATCTTAGGAAATGGATACTCAATTCGATGTATGCAGCGACAGCAACGAAATGAAATCAAACCTTTAATTCTTGGAATGGAGAAAGTGCGTCAGTTGCCGTACCAAAGGGCGCACTCGTTACCTTGTATGTATTCGCACAAAATAATTATGGATCGGGAACAATTCAGGTATCTAATAATAATGCGAATTGGCGTGATGTGGCGAGCTATCAATACGATAGTAATCAAAACACTTCCAGTAGTTCACTTACAATTGCCGTACCGCCTTGATTTGTTCGTTTTGCGGGCTATAACGCACGGCTTAATTGGACTATTCAACAATTTTCTTAATTTTTCCATCTATGTTTGCATATATTTCTCAAAATAAAATTTCCTTTATTTCCGCGGGAAAACTCGACAAAGATTTTCTTCCCGACGCGGAAAAATATCAGGTTGTCGAATATGACAACGCCATAACCGACCCCGTATATAATACCACAACCAAAAAAATCGAGCAGAAAAAATACGAGGAAACGCGCGCCGAAAAATTCGCGCGTGTGTATAAAAAATTGCTTGAACTTCCAGAACTCAATGCCACGACTGATACGGCAATTCTTGAAGGGTTGAATTTTTCTCCGAAAGAAATCTACGAACTCACGGCAGACCGAGTATATGGTGGAAATCCGTATGAGCCTACTGTTATTGTCGGAAATATGGTTTTTAACAAAAACGACCCTGAATTTTTGGAGGATACTCAAAAAAAGTTGATGCTCTCGAATCAAATTCTTGCGTTCTTCGGTATGGACAAACTTTGACCTCTTGAACGCGAAGAGGCGAAGAAAAAAGCACGCGAGGAAATCGAGATGATGAAACTTACACCAGCAAACAAAAAACCTAATTCTTAGTTATGAAATACACAGACGCCGTACGCGCCGAGAAAAACGGCACATTGATGAAAATAGACGGCAATGACAATTTCGTGGTATGCGAGCCGTTCGTGTGGTTCGTCGACTACGCAGAAAAAACAGGAAAAATCCTTGTGCCGACAGGCTTCGTGACAGACCTCGGCTCAATTCCTCCGTTTTTCCGTGTATTTTTTTCTCGCAATGGCTCAACCGCGTACATTCTTCACGATTGGCTTTATCACAACGGCGGAAAAATTCCGCAGGAATATGGGTTACTCATACTCTCACGCAGGCACGCCGACCGCATTATGTACCAAGCCTTACGCGTGGCAGGCATTGGCGTTGTGTCCGCATTTTTCCAATATTTGGGCGTCAGGCTTGGCGGATGGAACGCGTGGCGTGCAAAATGCAAAAAATAATTCTCAAAAATCTTTAATTTTTCAACTTTTCAAAAAATGGAACCAATACTTATGGAAATCGTCAAACACAGCCCGACACTCGGGATTATGGGGCTTATGCTTTGGTATTTCGCCAAACGCAATGAAGCCAAGGACAACCGAATTCAGGAAATACAAAATGAGGTTGTGAAACTCGTTCAGGAAGTAAAAAACGAGATGAAGGAAATGCTCAAAACCCAGCAAAGCGACCTCGTGGCGGTTATTAAGGAAACGCAAAATGTTATCCTCAATAATACTCTTGCCTTGCAGGAGATGAAGACGGCTCTTCAAGCCGAGAATAAATAATATTTAACTTTTAAAAATTTTAAACAATCATGACAAATATTAAACACCTTTCGCAAGAAGCGAAAAAATTTGCTGGACTCAATGAAAGATTTGAGAATGAAACAAATGAAATTCAAGAAATCAGAAAAAATTTTGCAGAAATTTTTGATAATTTTGCAAAAAATTCTGAAATTATGGATGGACGATTGCGAAGTATTGCCATCACACATCTTGAAACTTCACTTATGTTCGCGATTAAAGCGATGTATGAAGGAGAAAATAATATTTAATTTAATTGTTATGTCAGAAAAAGAAATTTTCCACATCGAACTCACGCGCGAGGAAGCCGAAGAGCTTCGCGGTACACTTGTCAAACACTCGACCGCAGTCGTGATGGAGAAGGTGCAACGCCAAATCCTCCATGCACTCGAGCGTGAAAAATCCGACGAGGATTATTATGTTGCCAAATACGGGCAACCAGATTTATTTACTAATTCCGAAAAATAATATGCGAATATTTAATCAGGGCGATTCGCCCCAGTGTGCAGGTTACGCGTGGCTTGGCGCGTTGCAGAAAATGGGGCAAGAAATCGACTACAACGCGATAGACCAAGAATTGCAGGTGTTGCGTCCACCGCTTGCATATCCGTGACATGTACTCAACTTCTATAAGGCGAAAGGTATAGCCGACCGCTTTGAGATGGTGCGTGATATTCAAGTGCCAGCATTACTTCGCCGTGGTATTCCCGTTATCACGGGCACAGCCGTATGGGGTGGAATTGATGAAAACAATTTCATCAAATTCCGCGACCCGAACGAACCTATTCCAGCAGACAAACCGTATGCTTGGACGACTTGACACGACTTCGTCGCCGTCGAGATGGCACCAGAAAAATGACCAAATATCGCAAAATTCCAAAACTCGTGGGGCGAGAATTGGGGCGATGGAGGGTATTTTTACGGGGATATCACAGACCCGAGATTTATTCGTTGGATTTATATTATCCCGACGAATTCGCCGTATGCGTCCAATTCAGCCACCGCCAAGCACAACGATATCATCCGCGAATGGAATGGCAAGCGTATAGACTACGATGGTGCGTATGGGTATCAGTGTGTCGATTGGGTACGCAAGTATTCGACTTTGCGCGGGTGGTACATCCCAGTATTCGGAAACGCCTTTGCCTTGTGGGGCAAAAACTGGGGTTCTCATTGGCAGAAAATCCAATATGATGGACACAATGCACCTCAAGAATGAGATATTATCATATGGGGCAAGTCGTGGGGTGGTGGCTTTGGGCATATCGCCGTCGCGAACGCGTATTGCGACCAAAAGAACTTACGCTACACGGATCAGAACGGAGGTCGTGGAAGTACCAAAGGAACAGGAGTAGATGTTATCACGAACCGCTTCGGAAACTATAACGGCGTGGTTGGTTGGTTCAGGTGGGTGGGGTAGGTTGCGACATTAATGTCGGTACCAAATACATTTTTCGCTTGTTCAGGGCTTTTTTGCGCTCAATAGTTCGCGACGGATTTTAAAAAATAGAGTGACCTACAAAAAGAAAGCATCCTCGGAATAAGCGAGAATGCTTATCGTCACGATCAGCCCAAAAAAACACGAAAAATTATTATTTTTGCTTTATTTGAGCAAAAAATCTATCGTCACAGCAGAGCAATTCGCTTTGCACCATAAACCCCTCGAATTCGAGGGGTTTATTTTTGTCAAAAATATTTTTGACAATTGATATTTTTCTTTTAGAATATCAAAAAATCTTATTCTAGATGAACAAAAAATGTATACAGAAACGAACAGAGACATCATGTATTTATTGACAAAATTAAGTCAGGATGAGTGTTATTTCCCAGGTTTTGCGTCGCCTACAATCTATGTACTCCTCAAAACCTATGCAAAAGAGAATAATATAGATCTGAACTCGTATACTTTTGATAATAATGTTTATGAATTTTTAAAAAGACTCAATTTTTTTGACGATCAGCATGAAATTAAGAGTCCTTGTATTCTTCCAATTCGAACCATTACATCGCAAGAAACACAAGAAATAGACAGGACAACGAATTTATTTTCAGAGCTTTTGAAAAAATTTACGCAGAATACCAACGATAATTTAATGAAAAACATCGAAGCAATTATTGCGGAAATGCTCAACAATATCGATAATCACTCGGGTAAACCTGATAAGGACAATCCGACACAGGTCTATATTTCAGCGAATTACCAGTCATGACAATTCTATAAAAATGCAAAATGCATCCAAATAGTTGTGGCCGATGCATGAATTGGGATACTAGCCTCGGTTCGTCGGAAAGTTCAAGAAATACAAAAGACCGAAGACGCCATCAAGAAAGCTCTTGAACCAAAATTTACCTGAGGAACTCGCCTGAATAATTCGTGACACAGTAATGCCTGAATGGGGCTTACTACCACACTTGAAGCTATCAAACAACTAGAATGAGACCTGTTTATTGGGACAAAGGACTGCTTATTTTCCTACAATGGAAGAACCTGAGAGGAGAAATACGAAACAATCCCACCATGGAAGGGCACATTTGTTATTTTTAACATTTACACAGATACAGATACAAATATTGATTTTTCTGATATTAAGCGTACTTTGATGCAAAATGATGAGATTTTTGACTTTGAGGAAATTTTCTGATAGACTGGTTTTATGTTAATTTTTGTATTATGAAAACTTTTAAAATTATTATTAAGGATTATTGAGTTTGATCCATTATGGCTTGACGAAATACAGGCAATAAAATTAAAAATACAATACAGCCGTATTTCGATATGTGAGCCAATATTCAATTAGATTTCGCGGAAATTGAAAACGCGACGCATTCATTTATCGATGAAATTATTTGAACTTTTGCGGAACAGGATTTTGAAAAAACACTTGAAAAAATTCGAGTGATTAACGCAAACGATTATATCAAATCATCCGTTCGTTTTGTATTGGCAGACCGAAAAACGCCTGCCTGAAAATAAAAGAACCTCCCGAAGGTTCTTTTTTGTGGTTCATCAAAAAAAATCTCACAAACGCCCTATTGATTTTGTAAAATTCACCTACAATATTGCCGTTTATTCATAATTTTTTTTCTATGCCAATTTTCATCAATAACTCAAATATTGGATTCAACGGCGCACTTCCAGGGCGAACCATCGAAACAAACGATCAAAACTATATCGATGTCCTGATTGCGCGTGGTTTTGAACAAATCGAAGCCGAATCCCCAGCAGAACCTACCGAAAACCAAAAACCAGAAACGAAAAAAATTCAGACAGAAACTGAACCACAGAACCCACCAGTAGAAACTGCTGAAAACCAAAAACCAGAAACGAAAAAAATTCAGACAGAACCTGCTGCAAAATAATCTAACCACCCAAAAAAATGGAATATATTTCACTTTTCGACGCGCAAAAAATTTTCCCCGACATGGATCCTGAGGTGCTCAAAAACCATATTGCCATTGCCACAGCCGCCATTGACGCACTCATTGGCGGCTCGTTGGCACTTACGGACCGCATCGCCCGCATCGATGGCAATGATTCAAAATTTCTCTATCTTCCAGATAAGCCTGAAAGCGTCCAAAAAATCACAGACGGACGGCATACCTACGCGGTCGACTTCATCGACGGCCATATGATCGCGCTTGATCACGCAGCGCCCAAATGCCTCAAAAATATGGTCGTTCACTATCGAGCTGGCTTTGCCCAAGTACCCGAAGATTTCCGCATGTATTTTGCGTATTTCCTCAAATCGATGGTGCAGATGTCCGAGGCAAGCGACAATATTCCGTATGGTGTGCAATCGCAACGAATCGGCGATACGAGCGTAACCTACTTGACGCCTGAACAACTTGCCAACACGCAGGCGGGTGCTGTCCTCAATTCGCCAGCACTTCAAAAAATTCTTGCCAAATATACGCGCATGTCATTCGTATCGACTCTGTAATTTTTCCACAATGTTCCAAATATTCAAAAAACAATTGCACGAAATGAAAGTGCATAAAAAACTCTACGAGCAAAATTCCCTCGGCGAAACGGTTGTCGACCGTACTATGACACTCACCTTTTTGGGCGTTATTTTCGACGCGTCACCTCGTGAACGTATGCTTTTTGGTGACCTTCCACTAACGGAAGTGCCGAAATCTCTGTATACGACTTTCAATAATATTTCCGTCAATGACGAGATAGAATTTGCTCGTGAAAAATTCCGCGTGATCCATCAAAAAACTGAGCGTGATATGAACGGAAAAATCGACCACTATAAGTATTACTTAACACATGTAAAATAATGGACTTTGACCGCCTAGAAGCCCTCATGCAAGAGGGGATGAAACAGGCATTGAACGCCGCCGCACTGGTTGCCACGGACGAAATGCGCCGCATTGCTCCGCGAGATCTGACGACGCCACGACTTCCGCAGAACATCGACCGAAAAGATGGCAAAAAACCGCACAGAAGCCGCCGCGGGGTTGTGAATTATGGCGGGCATTGGTATGAGTGAGTAACCGGCAACCTCAAACAATCTATCGGAATCAATCCACGAGGTTTGAGTGTCGAGGTCGGAACAGTCAAGAACGGACCTGCCGCCAATTATGCTGCCTACCTTGAAGAGGGAACGCCCCACATGCGACCCCGTCCATTCGTCGGCGTAACGCTCCAAGACCCCGCCGTTGGCAAGGAAATGCTGCGTCAGGCGCAACTCGCCTTCGATCATATTATTTCCAAATTTTAAAAAATATGTTCATTACAGAAAACATGCACCGCCTTCTGACAAGTACTCCGGGACTTCCTGCCAATATTCGTGTCTGGGCGGACATCGACCCTACGCAGGACAACCTCTCGGACAAATTCCCGATGATCACACACATCGATGAGTACAGCGAGCCACATACGCACGAATTGGGCTTGTGGCGGCATTCCTACCATATTGCGGTATGGTGCGCCACCAAGCTTGAAGCGATGAACTACGCCCGAATTATTCGCGAGAAGTTGGACCGATACTCAGACACGGAATTACTCGCCGTATCTATCAAGCGCATGTCGCATTCGTTCGACCATACGACCCAGACGAACGGAATTCATCTTTATTTCTCTATCGTAACCTGCGAATAATATGCACGATTTAGATTTTTTGATTTATCATAAATCACGGAAAAATGGAGTCATAACATTCCTTGGTGAGCCAATCTACAACGACAAAAAAATCCGAAATTTCCGCGCAGCAGGTCACTTTGTTCATCAGTTTTATGCGGCAGGTTTTGAATTTTATTTGCCCGATATTTCCGTTGGCTGGTTCCTGACAATGGCGCGCGACCCAGAGAATTTTTTTGAGAATTTTTTTATCGAATGCAACGACAAGGCACCCCCCGAAATTCTTGGAAATGACGCCTATATTGCAAAGGTTTTAGAAATTCTTTTTGCCAATCTTGGCAATAAGGCAACCGCTGAAACGGGCGAACACAACCCGAGCGACCTTGTCCTCTCTATCGCGATGATAGTCAAGCATTTAGGCTTATCATATGGCGATATTTTGAGGCTTCCGCTTGTGGATTTCTACACAATCGCGGAAAATTCTGGCGCAATTCTCGGTCAAGCACCATTGCCCGAGACTTCCCAGAGCAAGCACGCTGACTGAACAGCACTCATGGCGCTCAAAAGTTTTATGCGTTCATAAAATCCCCCAAGAACAGGGGGATTATGTATTTTTTTGGAGAAAAATAGTACTTCCTAAAAATATTTTTATTGCTTCCCATATTATATATTTTTTCTTTTAAAGTAAAGGTTTTTTAAAAAAATATTTTTTTATTACTTCCTTTTGTTTAAAATACTACTTCCAAAAAATCCCCCTTTCGGGAGATTTTTTTATTTTGTTTTCATTTTGTTTCCAACGACTGCTGCTTCTGGGATTTCCACTTGGAAGTCCATTTCAATGGAGAAGTGGAAGACAGTTTTGCGTTTTGACGCCACGCGTTCGCGTTCGAACTGCATGGACATGTCTTCGATTTGTACGCCCCAAATGATATTTTGCGGGTTCGTGAAGAGTACCTGTGTTTCGCCTTGGTTGTCGAATGACGCGAGCGGCACTTCGTTCGCTGGTTTTGACAAGATATTGTCAACGAATGCATCACGATTCACGGAATTATCAAAATTAGCCGTATAATCAATCATCACATCGTTATTCAAGAAGAATTCCGCCCCGTTGCGATATTCAACCGGCATAGTTTTGAGCATTTTGCGGAATTTCTCGTTATCAGCGAACTGGTTCGCGAATCCAACGGAGAAGTCAACCTCTCCGGATTTTCCTCTGAGACGCTTGAATACTCCGTCCACAACTTTGAACGATTCAAGCCCTGCGGCGAAAGTTCCAGTCGTATCAGAATACAGGAGCAATTCTTCGAGCTCGTTGCGGATTTTCTTTGCGGCGTGACCAAGGAGAGTGTTTTCAATTCCTGAGCCGTTCACTGCGTGACGGATTTCGTCATCGTGGATTTCGATTTTTCCGATGAATTCCTTAGTAATGAGCGTGATAGTGTCAGTTTTTGCTTTGTATGCTTTATCATCGGCAACGGCTACATCTTGCCCGCCTGGCTGCAAGAATCGTCCGCCTGAGAGAATACGCCCGATATTGAGCTTCGCTCGGTCCATTTTTACAACGCGAACTTTATTGAGTAGAACTGACTTGTCAACGATAAGGTCCACGAAGTCAGAGGCTTCTTGTGAAGAAAGATGAATGAGTGGAGAGCCGTTCGCACTTGTGTCGAAGGCTTTTTGTAGTTGTTCGTATTTTTTCATGGAATAAAAAAATAATAAAAATAAATATATTAGAATGCACCAAGGCGCTTATTGAGTGCAGAAAGTCGGTTGCTCTTGGTAATAGTTTTATCTTCTGCTTCGTCTTCGTCCTGACGAGATTGCGTCGGCTGGCTTGCTTTTTGCAATGCTTGGTCAATATTGTCTACGCGATCAGAGAGACTCTTGATGCCCTCAGCGAGATCTTTAAGGAGTGACTCGACTGAGTCGCTAAATACAGAAAGTACCGCATCTTTCTGCGTTTCTTCTGTTACTGGTGCTTTCTCCTCATTGTCTTCGTCCGCATTTTCTGCATCCTCTGTGGATTTTTCCAGCTCAGCGATTTTCGCTTTTTGGGCTTCTGCGGTTACTTCCACATTTTCCGCGTCCTGTCGGAGCGCTTCCAGTGTGTCATCAGCGGCTTTGAGGATTTCTGCCAATCCGTCGAGATTTTCACTCGCGGCTGCCTTCGCGATATCCGTGAGGAACTCGCGGGCTTTTTGGATTTTTTCTTTCATAGAAAAATTTTTAAAAAATAAAACGCTCATATTGTACAGCGTTTTATAAAAATCAATAGGGCGTTTACTCCCTATTTTTCCCCGAATTGGCAAATTTGAGCAATTTTTCTTTCTCTTTTTCCGAAATTTTCGGTTTTCGGGACTTGATGAGTGCAAATTTGCTTTCTGCACGCTCGACCGCAGGCGCGCACCCTTCGAGGAGAGAGATTCGGTCGACGATAACATTGTAGATATTTCGCATAATGAGAAATTAAAAAATAAAATTATGGATTGTATGTGGCGTACCCTTCCATCGATACACCGGTAATTGTGCCATCGAGGACCTTTCCCCAAGTTTCCTCCGATAAAAACTTGATATCCACGAGCCAAGAGCCCTTTTTGATAGGTTCGCCTGCTGGTGTCGGAATATCCACTGGCGCAATCCATGAACCGACATACACTGCATCAAATCGGTCAGTGCCTCGCTCGTGGTTCGTATTGATATTTTTTTTATCCTTATTGATAAAAAACTCAATCGCCGTTTTCAGGATTTCGTCGGCCGTGATGCTATCGCCGTTGCGGTCGACGGTATCAGGTTCCAGCACAACGAAGGTGGCAATTTGTTTGTGTGAATTTTTAAAAATTTTTTGCATAAAGAGAAAATTAAAAAATATTATTCGCGGACTTCCAGCGTCCCAATTCGCTCGTCCATTTGCTTGATTTTTTCCATCACGCTTTGCGATTTTTTTGAGTTGGTCGCAACCGTGATCGTAACCTGCGCCAAATCGCCCGAAATCTGATACTGCTTCCCAGTGATTTTGAGCGCTCCGGAAAATTTCAAAATCTCGTTTCCGGCGTCCAAGTGTACGCCCACGAAATCTCCGACATCGATGTGCGTAAAATCCATCTCTGTTGGTGTGATTTTGATTTCTCGGCTCGATTCTTTATGATCTCGGAGAAACCCACTTGGTGTTTCTTTTTTATCACCTGAGACAGTAATATATTTTTCTTTATAGCCGTACTTCGCGATACTTGTCGCGTCCTCCACCGTGTGTACGGGATTTTCCTTGATTTTTGTTGTGATGGAGTTGTGCGTATTGCTTGCAGAATATGTCACGGTCATATCAGATATATTCCACTCACGCGGCGACTGCCATTCTTTGCGATACTGGACCACATCAGAGCGATTTTTTCCGATATTTTCTCCAATCACCAATATTCCGTCTTCAATCCGATATTCGAGCCCGCCTTCCGTGATATCTCGGAGAATATCTGACATCGTTCGCCCGATTTCATAAGTTTTGTCCATCGCGCGATTGTCGCGACAGATGAGCCGCAAAGGAGGGTCTTTCATATGGTTCCAGAGCGCCACCATCATTTGTCGAAGTCCTGTTTTTTGAAACTTGAACCCTGTTCTGATAATGCGATGATCAAAAATTCCTGCGAGCGTTTTGAGTGATATTTTGATTATTTCCCAGCGGGCTTCCACCGCCGCAATATACCCCGTAAAAAATTTTTCTTCCTTGAACCCATCCGAGTGCCAGAGTTCGACGATATTCATTTCTTGCAGCGCTTCCAGTGTGATGCTGCGGTTCATTTCAGAATCAGCGTTGCGCGTCGGAATCTCAAAAAACGCCGTCCCCACATCAGAAAGCTTCTCGGTAATCTCAGCGGACAAAATCCCAAAAATCTGCGTGATTTGTCGGGTTTTGTCTTTGTCGTAAATATAGGCAATAAGCATAATAAATTATAAAAAAGTAGGGAAAAATTCAGCATATACGCGCACATCATTCGAGAACGCGCGACCGTCCTGATCCGTGACGATGAACGCCGTTTGTCCGAATACGGAAGGGAAGACGGACCCCGGGAGTCGCTGCACCGTCACATCATTTTCGTTTTTGTATACTCGCAGTTTGTTGCCATCGATGACGAGCTTGTCGCCGACTTCGAGCGATACATTCACAATAAATCTTGACCCCGTCGTGGCGTTCTGTACGACAATTGGACCCTGCGCCCCGCGTCCTGCTGGATTGCCAGAATCCACGCACTCAATAGTAATTTTCAACGGGATGTCGGTATTGCTCGATGATGAAACGGTAACCGATGGCACGCTATAATTCCAACGACTGCCGAACTTCGTGCCGAATTTTACCCCTCCGTACAATCCTTCTTCGCCGTAGCCAGTACTTGGCACGCGCTGGGCGTGACGGGAACTCATTTCAGGCGTTCCGATACTTTCCAGCACGACGCGCCATTTGTACACTTCACCGGAAAAATTCTCGTCTGCGTCCGTGAACGAGAGCGGTTCTTTGACCTTCACTCGCAAATCCCAGTCACGATCATACTCATCTGTAACCGTCAAAATCTTAGCGTCCACCGCCTCAATATGTCGTTGTAGGCGGAAAATTCGTTGCAGGTGCTCGATGGCTGGCAAATCAGAAATGCGGCGGTCGATGACGCCTTCAAGTGTTATGGTGCGATATCGTGCATAAGTCGGGGAGACAATACGCCCGTGCATTCCTGCAATGTCGCGGGATTCGTCGGTTACGGCAATATCGGTCCAGTTGCGCGTTGTCCAGAAAATCCCATCCCGCAAAATCTCTGTGTCATCGATGCGAATATTTTTACAAAGCATTTTTCAAAAATAAAATCCCTCCAAGTATACTGACTTCGAGGGAAATTATGAGGGCGTTTGTGGGTAATATTACCCCGCCTGCTCGTCGTGAATGTAGCAAAGTTCTTTGTTTGGAGTTGCCATCGCTTGGAATTCAAGCGGTGTTTTCATTACATCATCGAGCTTGTCATCGGCTTGGAACGCCATATCGATGCCGCTCACATTGTACGCACGAGGAAATTCAACGATGAATTTTTTTCCGTGTTCGTCCGTATTGATGAGCTCGATGCGGTGTGTCTCAATAAGTGTGATCACATCGCGCATTGTATAGGTTTTTTTCGCCGCTGGCGTGTAAGTATAATCGATGACGAGATTATCTGCCAGTGTGAGTGCTGTGCCTGTATAGACGATGAACGCGCGACCATCACGAACCCCAAGTGTGTACTGCGCCGCTGGAATCGTATTTGCGCCGTTTTTGAGTGTTACCGCTGTCACAACACTTCCGTCAGCGTTCGCGTTCTTCAATTGGAAGATTTCTCCTTTCGCAACGGTTGTTCCTGTGTGTGCAAGGATTTCTCCTGCGACATTTTGCGCGGTGGCAGTCGTCGAAGTAACCTGCCCAACGCCTGAGAATTTCTGCAAGTTATCAATTGTAATTTCCCATGCGTCGCATGAGATTTTTGCAGACGAGATTTTTTTTCGTGGTGTCAATTCTGCGTTATCAGGCTTCAACTGGAATACTTCCATTTTTACCTCTAATTTCGCGTTTTGCAATGCGCCGATGTCCACGCCATCAACGAGCAATTTTGCAGATCCGAGACGGATGGCCCGTTCGTTCTGTACCGTAGTTTGTGCCATAAAATTTAGCTTAAAGAATAAAACACAAGTATTGTAGCGACATTTCAAAAAATCAATAGGGCGTTTGTGAGGGTTTTTCCGCTGAAATACCAAAAATCGCCCAATAATTGCAGAAAATTGCCAAATAAATTTGCTTTTTGTGTGAAAAAGTGTATTATATTTGTACAAGACATTTCCCAAGGTGTCTATAAACCGAAGCTTTGGGGACCACATTTGCGGATGAGTAGGGAAGTTGAGACGGGGCAAGCCCGCAAGCGTACTCGTTATATTCCCTATATTAAAAAAAGCGTAGCAATTTACTTGTTACGCTTTTTTTGTTTTTTCAGTTTTCGATAGAGTTTTGGGTCGAAGTGCAACCCGATATCTATTGAACCGAATGAGAATATACAAGACGGCATATTCTTTTTCCCATCGATTGAAATTTTGTATTGCCCCTTTATTTCCCCCGCCTCGATGCGTTCGATAATATCTTCAATAACCTTGTTTTTCACTTCATAAATATCGCGCTTGATTTTGCTCGGCTTTCCGTCTCGTTTTCCTGGCATTCTTGCGTTGAGAATCGAAAGTTTATTGAGTAGGGAGATATGCTGGTGCTTGGACCGCTTCGCTCGCTTCATCGATACGCCCGCCTCCTCCGCAATCCAGTCAATGCGTCGTTCAAAATCCCTCATCGCTCGTTCTTTCTCGTGTTTTTCGTCAGGAGGGAAGAGCGCGAAACTTGTCACACATCGACAGCGAAAGCCATGCGGTGCTCGCATGGTGTCGGTTGCTTTGAATTTTTGGTCGGACGGAATCCATCCTTCCGCCTCATTGGCTCGGTGTGATTCTCGCACAACCGAGTCGTGCTGCGTCTGTGAACGCTTCCAGCCCGTCAGTCCGAGCTGTCGCTCAAATCCTCGAAATTGTGACAATTTTCCTTCTTCATACGCGTTCGCTGTTTCCATTTGTGCGATAAGTGCCGCTCGATACTCCGAAAAATTTGAGAATTTTTCTTTGATGGCTCGGCTCATTTCCTCTTGCGTCCAGTTATTGGTCCACCCCTCATTGAACAGGGCTCGGACCTCTTTTTTGGTGGTGTCCGTTACGGCGTGCATGAGTTCCGCCGCTCGGTTTTTCGCGTAATTGTCCGCCTCGTACGATGGCAATTCAAGACTTCCTGAGAGTTCGCCACCCTTGATATTTTCTTTCACTTCCTCGATTTTTTCTCTGTATTCATCGTCGGCTCATTCGTCAAAAATTTCTACGAGAAGTTTTTCGAGAATCAGTCGGAACTTGGGGTCGTCTGCGAACAAATCCAAAATCCCATCCAAAAAATTCGCTTTCTCCACCGCGACGCTCTCGTATCTTGGCTCATATCGAGCCTCAACCGCGCGCGCGAGCACATCAGCCTGCTCACGAAAAAACGCCTGAAACAATTTTTGTACCTGGGCGAAGAGTTTCAGGAATTTTTTTCATCGGATGTCATTTTCGCTTTTGGCGACGCGACACGCGCACGCCTTAGACAGAATAGATCGCATCATACATTTTTTGTATAGTTTTTTCAGTTTTTTCCATCTCTGACATTTCGGCGGTGGTTTTTTGTGGTGCGAGTTCGTCACCTCCTTCGATGGCGTCAAGTCCGATTTTGGCACGGACCTCGTTTGCCGTCATCGAGCCCGCTGATTGGTACCCTGTCAGCACCTTCATCTCGTCCAGTTGGTTCTTGGTGTCGATGGCAAGAATCCCCACTCAGTCAATATCTGGAACTTCTTTACGCAACGATTTTTTGAACGCCTCCAATACTCGGCGCTGCATCGGCCAAATAATGTCGGTGTTCAGCTCTGAGAGCGACACTTCCTTTGTTGCTCGGCTGGCTTTCTGCGGCAGGAGAATATCGATCGGAACATTGAGCGCAATGGCGATGGACTGGATCAGGTCTTCGCGATAGGTCAAGAATTTTTCTACATTCGTGATATCGTCGAGATTTAGTATTGACGCATCAAATGGTAAAATTGTCAACGAAAACGCGTTTGCGAGTCCTTGCGCTCGGTCAGTGAGATATGCACGCAGTGCATCTTTTTGCTCCGGCGTCATATTGCCGCCTTTGTCGACCATGATTTTATTGTTGAAAAATCAATTATCGAATACCTTCGCATAGTATTTGTCGATTTCCGCCAAGAGTGCCACCTGATTCGCACACTTACTCATTTTTGCTGATCAGTAGTGTTTTGATTTGAGCGACGCGGTTTTTATGTGGATGATATCTGAGGCTGGGATTATTTGTTGGCTCGCTGTTCCGCTCTTGTAGATGTATTCGCGTTCCCTCGTATCCTTGTTCCAGCGGATGCGGATGTGCTGGGGCAAGAATCTTTCCAGCGCCACCACCTTGCCGAATCCGTTGCGAATTTTTTCGAAATATGCGTTTCCGGTAACAAAAAACGACAAAAATAATTCTTCCAAATCCACCGCAGAAAAAATTTTTTTCGTCTCATCCGAGACATCTTCCGTGAATGTCCACTCACTCGCGGCGGTCGTAGCAATCTTCTCACACACACCACCAACAACGAACGAATTGTCCACCACTTCCACGAGTAGAGCAGGATTATCTGGCGGCTCGATGAGTCCGAGTCCAGCCGTGCCAGGGTCTTGACGCGATACGCCGAGATTGTTTGCATCTGCCTTGATAATGCAGATTTCTGTATTTTTTTTCTTTGCCATAAAAAATAATTATTTCACAAATTTTATGTGTTTTTTGAAAAATCATGAGGGCGTTTGTCGCTTTCTTCGCTTGATTTTAATAATTTTTCTAAATCATCGCGGAAAAGATCCAAGCACTCATATACCCGCATAATCAAATAAATAATCGCTTCACGTTCGTTCTCGTTGAATTCATACACGCGCATGAGTCGGCGCACTGTCTCTGATCACGAGCGGGGAAGTTGTGCCCCTCGTTCCAGTCGTTCAATGGATTCACGAGAGATTTTTGCTCTTCGTTCGACCTCTTTGACTGACAAGCCAAGGCGGATGCGGCGAGAGCGGAAAATTTGTCAAACAACCCCGTCGTGCTTCTTCATGCTGGACCGCCTCGCGGACTGCTCATGAAAAAAGTCGTCGTGTTCCAATTTGAAATATTCATACGCCTTGGTAAGTGTCGCAATATGAATCGTACTGCCATCCTCATACAGAAGCATACTATTGAGGGCATACTCGCCAATATCGAGGATGCGCATGGTTCGCTTTTTTCCGTATGAATTCGTAAATTGCCGGATAGTATCAATAATTTTTGGCATAAGGGATTTTTTAAAAAAAGAATATTTCAGTATTTTTTTTCGTTGGCGCGAGTTCAAAAAATTCTCGCATAATGAACGCATCACCCGAGTCTGGCGAGCGTCCGTTCAGTTGGATTTTCTGTTGCGCCTTCGGTTGTATTTTCTTTTTTCCGTCGCTGTCAGGGTCGCGACGCTTAAAACTTCGCAGATCTTCGGAGAGGAGCTTGCGCCACGATTTCGGCTCATTGCCGAGTGTGACTTCATCGGTGGGGATTCCGTCCACACGGACCACCACGGCAGGACTTACGGCGACATTCGCGCGATCCACTCGTTCCGCCATTCGATACGCGCACTGCGTTTTGAG